TTTGTGGTGTCATATTATCTCTTCTTTTCTTTGCCGATAACTGTATTCTTGTGATGTCCTTTTCAAACTCTTCAATCATCTCATCTTTATTCACATTAACTCCCGCATCACCCATAAGTTCAACCAGCCTACCAACTCTACTAATGGTTATGTAGTTTAGATTTATACCCTCTATCATTTTTTTCTCTTTATCATAATATATAACAAGAAGTACAGGTGTTTTATCAGTACCAGTATTATACCTAAAAGATACAATCATACCATCCTCTAATTTACCAGGTGGTATTAACTCCTCTCTTTTTACTATTTTAGACTTGTTGCGGTAGTTCGGCATTTCTTGTTTCCATAGCTTGTATTATAACATAAGCATCATAGAAAGTAGGCATTTCAACCTCTGTTGCTTTAGTGTCCATTCGCGTTCTAATTATCCAAATAAGTTTTTCTTCTTTAACCGATGGAACTATTAGATAATTTTCTGTTTGATAGACAGCAGGCATCCACCATCTTCCGTTTATCTCCCTACATACTGATTGAAAATCTTTAGGAAACTCTACTACTTTGTTCTTGTAATCTTTATTGGAAGCATAACCACAATAAGTGCACTGCATATTCTGTTCTTCATCACCAAGTAGAATTAAAGTATCTGATTTCCCTGTTTCATCTTCTAAACAACAAGGACATTGAACCTCTAAGAACATCAGGTCACCTTCTTTAGTTTAGGAAGTTTAATGGTAGCAGGTTTAGAATTTTTTTTCTTAGTTAACTTAGGTAATTTTAAACTCATTGGTTGTGGTGTTTCAGGTATAGACTTTATAGCATTATCAAGAATTGTATTAAATTCCTTTGCCATAGCAGTAAGTGAAAATTTACTCCTATTCCATATACCAAGTTTTTTAGCATTACTCTTTATAGCCTTATGGTTTTTATAAAATAATCTTAATTTATTTACCACATCACCCTCATGTACATTGAACCATTTACCAGGTTCTACAATAATAGGTTTCCATATTAATTTTTTTGGAATTGGTTTTAACTCACCATCTATCATTACAGATTGTTTTGGATTTAAGAAATCTAATTGACCACTCCAATTACTAGCAATAACAGGTAGGTCACAGCATGTAGCCTCTGCCAATGGCCTTCCAAAACCCTCACCATGAGTACAACTTAACATAGCCTTTACCTTTGGGAGATTATATAACAATGCCATCTGTTCAAGTGTTAAATCACCATGTAGTAGATATATATTTGGTACACTATCTAATTCTTTAAATTGATCTTTTATCTGTTTTATCTTATCAACTGTTTCTTTTCTATCCAATATAGAAAAATCAGCACCATTGGTTTTCAATAACAATGCCGGTGGATTAGGTTGATTAGCAAATGCCTGAATAAAAGTTTTTATCATTAAAGCAATATTCTTTCTATCTTCACCATAACCACCTTTACCCCATTGACCTACATGAAGAAATAGAAATGATTCTTTTACTAAATCATAAATTTCTTTCTTAAATGGATCATCGCTTTTACCAGCACCAGGTATAGGTTTATAGATATTAGTATCAATACCTTCTGAAAGAACTCCCATAGGTTTAACAACCTTGACCTCTCCAGAACTTTGTTTGGTTTTATTATCGACTTGATCATATACGGACCTCATAAATGTTTCTTTTGTAAATCTAGAAGTGGTTAAAACCAAATCCATCTTATTACACCCTTGAACAAATTCAGGTGAACATATATCAGCCTCAACACCAGCAGTAATTCCTATATTGAATTTAGCAGGTGTTTGGAATTCATTTGGTATTCTGATATCAATATAGATATCTGGTCGTTCTAAATTTTTACCATCTACAAATGTATCAAGAAGTTTTTTATGTTTTGGTATTTTAGGATCAAGATGATTTCTTGGAGTGCTTCCCCAACGAACATCAACACATTTGATTTCAAAATCTTCTCTATCCATGATAGAATAAAATATTGATCTAGCATGATCACCATAACCACTACGAGTGTTAAAAGGTGCACACATTAAAATTTTTCGTTTCATACTTTCTCCATAGTGTAACGGTGTCTTGGTTTCCAATTCTCAAAAGCACCATTCATAGAATCAATAAAGTTTTGTCCCATAACTTCTGATGTCATTTGATTTTCTTTACAATACTCCATACCTAAGTCACCTAATCTCTTTCTCTCCTCTCTACCCATATCGTAGAATTCTTTTAGGTTTTTAGCCACATCTTCTGGATTACATCTATCATCCCAAATGTATGGAGTTGGTGGTGAACCTTGTAGAGATATAGACGCTGGATAAACGGGTTTTACCCATTCTCCATGATTCTTATACTTACCTCTGTGATTACTACCGAGTTCAATGTAATCATCTGGCGTCAATAAGTTTCCATCATCATCTCTGATACCACATTGATCTTGCAATCCACCAGTCATATTTACAATAATGGGTGTCCCCACAGTAAGTGCTTCAGCACTACCCAATCCAAATCCTTCATTGGATGCCATATTAACATAAACATCAGCAGAATTAAATAATCTATTCATCATACCATCGTGAAATGGCTGACCTTTGTTAATATCATAAGTAAATACTACATTGAGATCAGGCATCAAATGTCTACATAATCTCGGAAGATCAGTTCCATTGGGATCACTTGGATTACAATGAAATATCAACACACAATCATCTCTCTGATCTTCAGGTAAATCCTCTACAAAATATTTAAATGCTAGAGCAACATCACCTGGCATCTTTCTACGAATATTTCTATTACTATATAAAACTCTAAACTTCTTATCCGTTAATCCAAATTTTTCATTAAATGATATCAAATCAGTATCAGTATCTTCAATCTTATTAAACCTACGACTTGATATACCATGTGGCACATAAGTGGTTTGCCAATCTTCATACTCAGGTAACAATCTATTATTTATACCATAGGTTTGTTTCGATATTGACATCAGAAGATCAGAACTCTTATAATAGTTTGTATTGTATTGTGGATCTGGTAAATCATCCCATATGTTATAATAGAAAATTGGGATATCCCTTCTGATCTCCGCTTCCATTCTATACAACCAAACCCAAAATCTAGGATCAGTATAATGTAGTATGGCATCTGGTTTTTCTAATGACATTACTTCTCTTAATATAGTTTCATCACCATACCCATCTACAGGATAAACCTTTAAATAACCATTTTTTACTCCATACTCATCAAGTCCACTTGACATATCAAACACCTTACCTTTATCAGGGTGTTTGATAGCACCAGCAATTTGAACCCAATCATATTCATTTAATGTTTCCATCACGATGTCTTTGGATACCGTGGCAATCCCACTATGCATCCTTAGATCATCAGATAACAATAATATTTTTTTCTTCTTCATATAACCATTTACCCTTTGTTATAAAACTTTTTTTTCTTTAAAATACTTTCTCAGAATCTCAAGTCTATCCTCAAACTCGGCTATCTTTCCCAACTCCTTATCTATCGTTTCGATATGGTCGGAATGTTCAGCAACACCTACGGCATTTTCTGCTTGTAGTTTTACATTCGCAATATGTTTTTCTATATTACCTTGTAAATAAGCTTCTAGTGCTTTATATAATAATGATCTCAAAATTGACTCCCACTTGTGTGTAATTTATCATATGTTTCTATTTGATCTCTAACAGAAGCATCATTTAAATATTGATGTATTGATCTGTTCACCAGTCTTTGTAGATTCATAGGTGAGTTTACTGTTTTTCTTTTAAAATGTTCGTAAAGACTTTTTATAATCTTTACCGATGTTAATTTGATGTCTTTCTTCATATATATATAAATATATATATTTAATCTATAACGAGTATTTTTTTTCCGAATTTTTTTGCGTAATTGATAGTAGACATAGAACCTCTTGATTCCACACCCCGTGGAATAAATGCCACAATATATTGTGAATAAGCAGCTATTATTTTATTACGAGCAAAAAAGTTCTTAACATTATATGGTTTATCATAGTCCTTCTTATCCTTCGGACAATAGATATTCCAAGTGTCATGTTGTGGTGGAAACTCTTGATATTGTAGTCCAAGTTCTAAAGCATATTTCTTAGCATATTTGTCAGCGCCATTCTTAGCACCACCACTAACTATAATTGTATCATCACCTTTCTCGTTCTTTAACTTAAAAATAAATTTCTTTATCTTCTGTCGGTTCTCATACTTCCGACTACCAACTATAGCAACTCTTAGAGTTTCTTTCCCCATTTACAATGCTCCGTGTTTAAAAACTCACAAAATGTACAAGCCCTACCTGGTGAGGCATTGTAATTTCTATCAGTTTTATAATCTCCTTTGGAATCAAGTATCAGTTCACGGAACTCTGTGAAAGCCTTGTCTACTTTATTTACAGTTGGTTTACCATTAGCAGGTTCAAACCTTTGAAGTCTACTAATAGGAAAGTCACTATTCTTAGCAATCTTTCTCTTTAGTATTAAGAACTCCACGGTTATCTTATCCAATGGTATACCATATGCCTCTGAATACTTTTGTTTATACAGAACTAACTGAGATGTCTTGTAGAAGTTTTTCTTGTGGAAGTCTGTCCAACTACGGGTGGAAGTCTTTAGATCAATTATCTTGATAGCGCCACTAATCTTATTCCTAATCACAACATCAAGATAACTTCTGAACTCCACACCTTCTTGTAACTTCATAAAGATAGGTAGCTCAATACCAACTAACTCATAGTTCTTCTTCATAAAATATTTACCACGATGTTTCTTGAAATGATCTATGATAGCCACACCATCCTCGTAGAACTCCGTAAGGTCTTTCTGATTACACACATCAACATTGTGTTGTTCACGAATCTTCATAAATTCTTTGACCATCTCGGTCTTCAACATATCTTCCAAGTTCAGAGCTTCAGCAGCCACGATGGAAGTACCATACATCTCTGTTAGATAAGCCTGTATCGTGGTGTGCATAGCAGAACCGAATATCGTATGTATGCTACCACTTGACTTACTGAGCTTATCTATGTATCTTAACTTCCACTTTAGATTACACTCGTTGTAAGCACTAAATTGTGAATGAGATAATGACTTCAATCCATCCACCTACCATGTTTTCTCAAATGCCATAATCTATGTTTAAACATCTCCCACATCAAACCAAATAGTGAGTCTGATTCATAGACACCAGCTTTACATTCATACTTATACATCTTTTGGTTTATCCTTTAATAGTCCTTTTAACCAATGTATGTATGCCCTAACTCTTTCACCTAATTGCATATCATTTGGATACTTTTCTACTAACTCTTGTATTATTTCCAAAGGTGTTTTCATTACTTACCCCACAATCCTTTCTTAACAATCGTAGCCATGATACCATAGTTACTCACATCTAAGTAAGCATCTTCCATCGGTTCACCAGCTACTGCTGATTCTCTCTTGTTCATCAATAGAGTTTTTAACCTTTGTATCTTATCATTCATCCTAAACCACAGACCTGTTAGGGATAAATGAACCTCTTCGTCTGTCTGTAATTGTGTGCCAACAGATATATTACCTGGACCGTAATCATGTTGTTTATGTAGAAACAACTCATATTGCTCCCTCTGTATCTTCTTGAATTCTTTGGTCATCAAAGGCCACTCTGCTTCCATCTGAGATATGATCTCATCCGATGTCTTTGATGTAGTTAAATCTGTTTCTTTTATGTTCATAATTATATCCTTATCTTGACAGTTGTAATATAACAATAATAACTGATAAAAACAAGCAAATTATTGTCCTTGTATCTGGTGCTTCATTGAGAATTAACCAAGTTAAAATACCAAAAGTAAAAGTAGATAACCCAAAACCAACAGGTCTAACATACCAATATTTTCCAAAGTATTCATAAAAAAATCTCGTACTCCAATAAAACAATATACTGATTGGCACCCCACCTAATATAATAAAATACCAATTTCTAGCCCATTCGTATTTAAACTGACCTTGCATATGAAACCAAGCTATTATGTTTCCAACTACTGACATTAATAGTGCTACCCATAACTTATTCATCTGATCATCTTCTTTATTTCTTTATCATTTTTTCCATATTCTTTTAACATATGGATTAAATTTTCTTTAGGTATTAACTCACGATACTCCGATGCCTGTAATCTACTGACCTCAAAGTAATCGACTAAATAATCGATAACCTCTTTATTATACTTATCTTTCTTACCCTTGATGTATTTCAGATATGTTTTCTTCTTAGGTAATACACCACACCAAAACTGATAGACAGCTTTATGTGGCATATCTCCGATAACATAATTCTGCATATGATTTACCAAAGGTAGGAAATCCTCATTCATACTAAGGTAACGAATTACCATAAAGGGTGAGAATGTCTTTTTGTCGGCATCGGAGAAAGAATCCCAATCTCGTTTACCGACAAAAAGTTCACTTATCCATTTAAATAAGTTCATCCATTCCCCCACCTAAGTCCAACATCTCACCACAACTCCCGCAATTAAATACTTGAACGGGTGCTATGACTTCTTGACCTGTAGGTGATACCAATGCTGATATTTTCTTAATAATATAACCTTGTATAAAAATTGGATTATCACACTTCTGACACTTCATAGTTGTACCATTTTTTATATCAACCTCAACTTGTTGCTTCTTAGGTTGTGGTATTGGTTTTTGTGGTCTCATATTCATTATATTCTCCTTAGAATATTTGATACCGTGGCGATAAAGTTTATCTCTTTATCCACAACCAATACATCTTGATACGAACCCTTAGATATATCGGCTATTATTTCCGGCATCTTCTCTACACCAAAACTCTCAACCTCATCGTATAGAAGTCTGTATAGTTCGGTGTACTCTGTGAAATTACTATCCGCAACCATTTTACGAATAGTACCTAAACTCTCCCCATTTCTGATAGCATCGAGAAATTGAAGTTTGAACTCATTGTGAATCATACCATCTTTGTCAACACTTAGCTTACCATCAATGGACATT